AGTTCAAACCGGGCAAGGCTCTTGTCCGTGCTCTCAATGAGGAGGCAGCATGTTGATCAACAAAGCGTCCCTGGAGGGTCTCTTCATTTCCCTGAAGGCGACCTTCAACAAGGCGTTCACCACTACCACCAGCACCTGGCAGAAAATCGCCATGAAAGTGCCGAGCACCACGGGCCAGGAAGATTACGCCTGGCTGGCGAACTTCCCCAAGATGCGCAAGTGGATTGGCGACAAGATGGTCAAGGCCCTGGAAGGCTTCAAGTACAGCATCGTGAACGATGACTGGGAGGCCACGGTCGAGGTGGATCGTAACCACATCGAAGATGACGTGCTTGGCATATACGCGCCCCAGGCTCAGATGGCTGGATGGAGCGCGGCCCAGCTCCCGGACGAAATTGTCTATGACCTGGTCAATAACGGTTTCACGAACAAGTGCTTCGACGGCAAGGCCTTCTTCGCCACGGACCACAAGGTCGGCAAGGCCAGCGTCTCCAACAAGGGAACCGCCGCGTTGTCTGTAGCCACACAAGCTGCTGCCATGACGAGCTACGGGGCTGCACGTACCGCGATGAAGAAGTTCGCTGACGAAGAGGGTCGGCCTCTCAACATCTCGCCGAACGTTCTGCTTGTGCCGCCGGCCCTGGGTGACATTGCCCGGCTGCTCATGACTGTCGACCGGCTCGAAGACGGCAAGCCCAACCCCTACAAGGGCACGGCCGAAGTCGTCGAAGACGCGCGGCTCACTTCCGACACCGCATGGTTCCTCCTGGACACCACCAAACCGGTGAAGCCGGTCATCTATCAGGAACGCAAGGCTCCGGTCTTCGTCAGCCAGACCAACCCCGAAGCAGACGATGTGTTCACGCGCAAGAAGTTCAAGTTCGGCGCTGAAGCACGAGCCGCCGGCGGCTATGGTTTCTGGCAGTTGGCCTACGGCAGCACTGGCGCAGCGTAATCTGAATCGGCGGAGGTGACATGCCATACAGCACAATGACCGACATCCTGGATCAGATCGAGGCCGCGGATCTGCTTGACCTGACCGACGATGAAAATCTGGGGCAAGTGTCGGAACCGCGTGTGCTTAAGGCCATCGCCGACGCCGATGCCGAGATCAACGGGTACTGTGGGAAACGGTACCGGGTGCCCTTCGACCCGGTGCCGGAGCTCATCCGCAAGTTCTCGGTGGACATCGCGGTCTACAACCTCTTCGCCAGGCGGGCCGGAGCCCCTGAGGACAGGCGCAACAGGTACAAGGACGCCATCGCCTTCCTGCGGCTCGTTGCCGCCGGATCCGGCACGCTGGGAGAGGACGACCCGAGCGGGAACCCTGCACCGGCGGAGCGCCCGACCATGACCGGTCCCGGGCGGATCTTCAGTCGCTTGAAACTGGGAGGATGGTGATGACCAGGGCGGAACACGAAGACGCAATCCTGGCCCTGCTCAGGGCGGCCATCCCTCAGAACATCAAGGTCGAGTCGGTCCCGCGTGGGCTTGATGACCCCAAGGCCCGGGATGTCCGGGACGGCGCTGTCTGGGTGGTCTACGTCGGCGGCAGAAAGCGCCCGAGCAACAACGCGCTGTCCAAAGTTCACGTCGAAGACTGGACCTGGTCCGTGTTTGTCTTGGCCAAGACGTACCGGTCTGCGGAACAGGGTGCCTCAGAGGCCTTGGCGCTCCTGGAGCAGGTCAATGCGGCGCTGTCCGGCGCGAAGATCCAGGGCCGCATGTTGACCAGACAGGGTGACCAGCTTTTGCCCATGCCGGAAGAAAGCAAGCTGATCGGCTACGAAGCCCAATTTTCAATCAACGTATTCGCCCCGCGAGCCGGGGCGTAAAGGGAGAACCCTATGCCTACTTGGGACAGAAATACCGAATACTACTCCGGCCAGGGCGTTGTGCTGGTCGGTGAGTATGACGAAAACGGAGTCGTCACCGGGCTTACTGCCGTCGGTAACGTCACGGATCTGAAGATCTCCATCGAGACCACGACCGAGGAGCACAAAGAGCAACAGAGCGGCCAGCGCGGCGTTGACAGACGAAGCGTCAAGGAGACCAAGGCCGGGCTGACCATGACCCTGGAGAACTTCACGCGAGACACCTTGGCGCTTGCTTTCCGTGGCGGTTACACGGCCATCGCATCTGGAAGCGTTGAAGATGCGGCCTTGGTCTGCGCGCTGGGCAAAGTCCAGCCCCTTGGCCACCTCAAGGTCTCGGCGGTAGTCATCGAAAAAGGTGTCACGCCCCTGGTGGCCTACGTAGATGATGCCACTCCTTACGATTACAAGCTCAATGCCGATGCTGGCTCGGTCCAGTTCGCCGCCGCGCCGACAACCGAGGGATTGGTAGATGGCGACGATCTGACCGTGAGCTACACGTATGCCGCCCAGGCCCGCGTGGATGCCCTGACCGAAGGGACCAAGGAACGCTTCCTGCGTTTCGAAGGTCTCAACACCGAAGACGAGCTTGCCCCCGTTGTGGTCGAGGCCTTCAAGTTCGTCATCGACCCGGCCAAGGAACTGGCGCTGATCACGGATGAAGGCATGGCCGCTTTTGAGCTCGAAGGCTCACTGCTTGCCGACGCTACCCGCTCCACGGGCAGCAAGTTCTTCCGGCAGATGTTGCTGAGATAATCGATCCCACCGTCCAAGCCGGCCTCTGATGTGGATCAGGGGTCGGCTTTTTCAAAGGAGTGAAGATGCCCACGAAAGAAGAAGTTCTGGAAAAGATCGGACCGGTCAAAGTCAAGCATTTGCCCGCGTTCCTGACGGCCTGCGAGCCGGTGGCCACTGCGTGCATGGCCGGAGATTTTGCCAAGGCGCTGGTTGAGAATGCGGACAACGTCATCCAGGCTGTGGCTTTGGGAGCCGACATTGACCGCGAATGGCTTGATGACCAGGGCGCGGATGTACTGGTCGAGCTGGCCGCAAAGGTTGCGGAAGTGAATATCGATTTTTTCGTTCGGACCCTCCTGCCAAAGATCGCGGCCGCAGCCGACGCGATCGACGGAAAGATCCCCGCTGGTGGCATGGATGGGTCTGCGGTCTGACGATGGCTGGGTTCGGGTATGATGCGGTGATGGAGATGCCTTGGACCGATGCCCGTGATTTTGCGCTCAGCGTTGCCGAGGAGCGCAGGATGAGATGGCTCGAACAAGCATGGGCGGTACGTGTCGGCGGAGCGGATCAGAAGAGCTGGGAGAAGATCACGCGGGACTTAACGTAGACCACGGAAGAGTGTCGTGAGCACGGCCCAGCAGACCCATGCCGCAACCAGGACAACCGGAAGCAGGAGCACGGCTCCAAAGACCCAAACAAACCGATCCGGGACCATGGCTGAGCCCATAACGCCGACCAAAATTGAACCGCCGATGATGGCTGCACCGATCTCTGACTGATCATATTTCTTGCGAGGACGCATGTCGAAAAACCTCGATGTTTCTTTATCCATAAAGCTGAAGCAAACAGATGCCAAGAACCGCATAGCGGAAATCGGCCAGGAATTGCAGAAGATCGGCACCAACACCGCCGCTCCTGCTCGCGAGGTCGAACGTCTGCGGCAGAAGCTGCTCGGCCTTCGGGATGCAGCCAAGCTGGACTCGGCTCGAAACATCATCGGCATCCAGCCGTTTCGAGATGTGCAGCGCGAGATCGATCGGGTCAACGCCGCCTTTGGGCGGCTCAAGTCTTCGGGCAAGCTTTCTGCCTCGGAACTTGGGCAGGCCTATCTCAAGACCAAGGAGCGCATCGAAGAACTCAAGGGCTCGATGAACGGCATCGGCGAATACTTTGAGCAGATCAAGGGGCAGGCCCTTGCCCTTGCTGCGCAGTTGGCCGTGTTCGGCCTGGCGGCCAGAGAGGCCATTGTGTTCGAGGACGCCCTGGTGGATCTGCGGCGCGCTGCCAACACCACGGCAGAAGAAACCAAGACCCTGGGCAAAGGAATCACAGATTTGTCTGAGGATCTCGGCATGTCGGCCACGGCAGTCGCGAAGTTGGCGTCTGCTGCTGGCAAGACTGGGATCGCCAAGGGCGATCTACTTGAGTTCTCCAGAGTCGCCGCTACTGCGGCAATGAATTTCGATATGATTCCGGAGGAAGCTGGCAATTCGCTTGCTAAGTTGAAGAACGTATTCAGTTTGGCCCTCGGTGACATGGAAGCCTTTGTGGCGACCATCAATGAACTGGCGGACAACGCAGCGGCCAGTGAGCGCGATGTCATTGAATCATTGAAGCTGGGTGCCGGTTCAGCTGTGATCTTCGGCCTGAATGAAAAGCAGGCGGCGGCTTTGGCCACCGGCTTCTTGAATGTCGGCGCCACGGCAGAACAGGCCGGGACCGCCATGCGCACGCTACTGGATAAACTCCGGGAGGCGACCACCGATGGAGAGCAGGCCGGGACGGCATTGCAGGGTGTGGTTGGAGACACACAGAAGTTCGCGCAACTCTTGGCCGGAGACGCCAACGGGGCCTTGACTGTTTTCCTACGCGCACTGTCCAAGATTCCGGTTGCTGCCCGCGCAGCGGCGCTCACGGATATCTTCCAGGGAGGCCTCGACACGAACAATATTGCCAAGCTGACAAATGATCTTGGCAAGTTCGAAGAAGTGGCCGCCCATGCTGCCAAGAGCAATGAAGAGCTGGTTAACAACCTTCGGGAACTGACGAAGATGAAGCTCGGATCAACTCAGTCCGAGCTGGATCTGATGGCCACTGCCTGGCGCAATGCAGGCAAAGCTGTCGGCGACTTGTTTCTGCCGGCCATCAGGGGCGTGACCATCGCCCTGGGCGCGTTGGCCCAGGCTATCCGGTACCTTGCCGAAGAAATACCCCAGCTAACACGCCTGGCCGTAGTATTTGGTACTCTGGCTGTTGGATGGGGCGCATTTCGTGGAATGGCAACTGTCGCGATCGCGGTGCTGGGCAAGCTCGGTATCAACATCGCGGCCGTGGGCACGGCCAGCGGCCTGCTGTCATCCTTATGGGGTCGCCTGGTTTCCGTGTTCGGCTCCGTGCTGGCGGCTCTGCGCTCGGGAACAGGAGTGTTTGCCGCTTTGCGTGGTGCGTTGGCCGTGTTGTTCGGCCCGGTCATCCTCAAGGCTATCGGTATGTTTCGATCTCTTACATCCATGGCCGGCTTCGCGTGGGCCGCGTTTCGAGGTGGGGCCGGAGTCATCGCCGCTTTGCGCGTTGCCCTCGGCGGGCTCATGGGCCCAGTCGGCTGGATCGTCACCGGCTTGTCACTGCTGGCCGCAGCCTGGGACCTCTTCAGCGGCAAGGGTGATGATGCCAAAGCCGCATTGGAAAAACAGCGGAAGGCCTTCGATGGCGTGGAGGAAGCCCTGCGCAACGTCGGCACTGCCGCTGCCGAGACAAAGAACCAGATCGACGTGGCCATGCAGAATGCGTCCGCGCCCATTGAAGCGTTGGTCGGCGACTACAAGACCGCATCGGAAGAAATCAAGCTGGCCTTGGATAGACGCCTGCAAGTCATCGACGAAGCGGCGAAACGCGAGCAGCAAATTGTCGACAACTCGAATCTGAGTCAACGGACCAAGGCCAACGAGACCGCGCGGATCGCAGCCGAAGCCGAGCAGAAGAAGGTCCAGGCCATAGATGACGCGGGCAGGCAGATGTTGTCCTCCTGGGAGCGGACCTATGGCGCGGCGATACGAATCGAACGGGAGGCGGGCATTACCGGTTCCCAGCTGGCGAAAGACGCCGTCGATGCGAAGCTTGGCATCTACCAGCAACTTGAAGGCGCGTACCGGAAGACGATCGATACGCTGATCAATGAGGAGCAGCGTCATCTTCGGGCCGCGAGAGAAGCGGAAAACCAGCGCCTGCTGCTCAAGATGAGCGTTGAGGACAAGATCCGCTCCTTGTCTCAGAAAACAATGTCCGATGACCAAGCGTACGCGGACCGGGTAAAGCAGATCAACGAGAAGATCGCCAAGGCCAGAGAAGCATCTTCCAAGGGGCAGACGGAACTGGCGAAGCGTTACGCCGAAGAGGCCATGAGCCTTGCCCAAAGCAACGCGAACGCGGTGACGAAAACGGTCGAGCAAGGTGGGAAGAGTGTCACCCAGACCGTCGTCACGCTCGAACAGGCCGTGCAGACATCCCAGAGCCAGATCAAGGAAGCCGCCAAGATCATGGATGCCGACCTCGCCAACACCGCCACCACCGCTCAGGCCGGTGCCGACAAGGCAAAGGGGCAGATGGATGAGGTGGAATCGAAGCTTGCCGCGATCCGCGCACAGATCAACGAACTCTTACAGCAGAAGGCTGTGGAGATCGAAGCCAAGCTGACGGCCGATGAGCAGTCCGCGACGGCCGCCATCGCCACACTGCAACGGCTGGCCGATGCGCAGGCGGTGCATGTTCAGCTGGAGCTGGATCTGCAGGCAGCCAAAGATGCCTTGGCGACATGGAAGGATCAGCCTGAGAATGAAGATCTGAAGCTTGCGGCAACGGTCGCACAGGAGACGCTGGCCAACACGACCGCTGACCTTCGGGCAAAAATGACGGCCGCCAATCTGCAGGCCCCGGTCGGTCTGGATACTGCTCCGGCCGCAGTGGCCATGGAGACCCTGGTGACGACGCTCAATGACACGCAGACCAGCTCGCAGCACTCCATCGACGACAATTCATTTGAGACCATGGGCAACCTGGAAGCTCTCAATAATCATGACACGTCCTCGGTTCATACCATCTATGTGCAGAGGGTTGAGATGGACTCGGCTGGCGGCCTTGTCGGTGCTTACGCACGCGGCGGTTTGATTCAGCGGTTGGCTGATGGAGGCCGGGCTTTCCGCCGCATGGCCGGGAGAATTTCCGGACCGGGTACGTCTACGAGCGACAGCATCCCGGCCCTGCTCAGCAATGGCGAGTATGTCATCAAGGCTTCGTCTGTCCGTAAATTTGGTGAAAGCTTCTTCGCGGCGCTTAACGCCGGGTTCCTCCCTCCGATGCCCAGGTTTGCTGAAGGCGGCGCCGTCAGCACTCCGATCGTGCCGGGCAGCGCCTGGACCGGAACTGTATTGTTCCGGGTGGGCGAGAAGGAAGTTCCCTTACGTGTTTCTGGTCCGGACGGCAGGTCCTCGGTGGAATCGCTTGTCGGCGCTCTGAATCGGTACGACCTGGTCGGAGGTAAATAGCATGGCCACACGTTTCAGATTGTACTCGGTGGACATCGCCCCAACCCTGGCGCCGGATCTTGCCGACCCAGCCCCGGCGCTGAACATCGTATGGGATCATGACCCAATAGAGAGTGGCATCCAGGAGGCCCCACCAGAAGGGCGTGGATCCGTCATCGAGACTGGAGACAATGGCATCGTGGTGCATGACTTCGGCGTTCCGGATGGCGGCGGGACCTTGACCATTCAGGGCAACGCACAGCCCGATGGCGAGTATCTAAGGCCCGAGACGGTGGCTTTGTTCCGGGCCGCGTACAAGGCTGCAGACGTTGAATATTTCCTGACTGACGGGATCCGCTGCTGGCGGGTTAGATGGAGCCGCAAGCCTGCCGGGTTTAACGTCTGGATGAATCAGTTCTGGGCCCAGCATGGCGTGTATGAATACAGCTATGAGTTCGTGTTCATTGTCATGACAGAGGTCCAGCTGTGAAGACCTGGCGCGTCATTCTGAACGGTGTCGACATCACGCAGAAAGTCGACCTGGTCGAGGCAAGATTCGAAGCGGAAAATGTCTCTGGAGAGATCGAGGTATCCATTGCGGACCGCGCCGTACTGGACGGCATTGTGGTGCCGCGCGTGCCGCAGGGTCTGTCTATCGTTGCGGATGCGCTTGTGGCCGGTTCTTGGGTCAGCCGTGGATCATTTTTCCTTGAAGAGACCACTCAGCCACCGGACCTTCGCGCCCGCACGGCCACCATCTGGGGGCGCACCCTAAGCGCACGGCTGACGAAGCCATTCGCCCCGAAGATTTCCCGCCAATGGCCCGCCGCCACAACGATCGCCGCTATCCTGGAAGAGCTTGGCGCGATGTGCGGCGTGGCCATCCAGGTGCAGAACGATTACCCGATCTGCGCCTACTGCTACGCGGTCTCGGACTGGTACCCGAGTCAGATCATCCAGGACCTGGCTGAGAAGTCTGGCCAGTTCTGCTGGCCGCAGGTTGACGGGTCGCTCCTGATCGCGCCTCGGATGTACCGTAATCTGCCGGCTCCGGACGTGACTCTGATTGCAAGCCAGATCGAGGTGAAGAGCGTCAAGCGGCAGGTGCCGGACTTCGGGAATCGGATCCTGGTCAGCGGCGATGGAGCGGTGGCCGGGCTGTCGGTGCAGGTTGTGCCTATGTACCCCGAAGATGAATGCGTTGCCGCAAACGGCACCGACCAGGTCCGGCTGATTGCCGTCGTGCTCGGGGTTGATGGCGATTTTGTGGCTGCTGGGACATTGATCAATTGGTCGGCCGGGGCCGGGTTTCTTGCGGCCGCGTCGAGCGTTACAGGCTACGCGGAGATCATCGGCGAGGAACAGCGCGCCTCTGATTATTACCACGTCACCCTGGATCTCCCTGCGGCGGCGGTCATCGGCGTCTATGCGTATTCAGACATCAGGCGCAAGCGGAACCTGTACCAGACTCGCCGGGGCAGTGTGTCCGGGCGCACCATTACGTTTTTGAGCCCTTTGGATTTTTTCGACCAGGCGCTTTTGATCGACTACGAAGTGCTTGGAGCGATCAACACTTGGACCGCCGGGCGCGTTCCTGGGGATATTGTGATCTTGGCCAGTGTTGCCGGGGCCCAAGGTCAATGCACGGTGCATCAGAGCAACCCGACCGCGTGTGCGTCGACTCTGACGCTTGAGTCAGTTCCTTCCCAAGTCTGCCTTGGCGAGCGCGCCACTATCACAGCCAAGGCCACCATGTTCGGCGGCGCTGGATCCGGTAAAATCAGGTTCGCCCTGTCCGGGTGCGGGTCGCTTTCATCATCCCAAAAGGTACTGACAACCAATGCCATCACCGAGCGGGTCAGGACAACGAACTGGGGCGGCGTGACGCAGATCCGCGTGTCGGCTGTGCCCGCTTCCGGGGCGATCAACGTCTATCTGGAGTCCGCCCCGGGAAACAATCTCTACGCATCCCACAGCGGCCAGACGATCAACCTGGATACAAACCTCCTGTCCGGCACCGAGGTCGTCGTTTCGTACCCGGGCGGGGGCACAACGGCGATCTCCTGGATACCGACTGCCGGGGCCGGTGACACTGTTGTGCGCGAGGCCATTCCGTGCGCCGACGACGGCCAGGGCGGGAGCATCGTCACCTTGTCTTTTGTGCCGACCGACATCCTGATCATCACGCAGTCCGCCACGTACTCGGTCCCGCCGGACTTGACCGGGACGATTGCCGGAAATGTCGTGACTCTGACCAACGCCCTTCCGGCCGGGACGATCCTGTATTGCTCGTACTGGGCACCACAGCCCCTCTCTCCTGATTGCGAAGCGACCATTGTGGCCCGCATCGACGACGGGAGCCAAGATGGCGGTATCGCGTCGATCAAGGTCACGGCCCGTGATTGCCGCGAACAGACGACCGATCCGGCCCTGCCGCCTGAGGAGACGTCTCCGGATGATCCAGTATCGATGCCGGATCTCGACGACGACGAAGAGGATGAAGAGGAAGAGACAGGACTGGGCTGTGATGCCGTGTCTATCCAAGGACGCACGCCAGCGATCACTGCCGATAATTGGGACGCGGTGTCCGGCGTCGGATCTGGTGAGGATTGTCCTGGGCTTTGCTCGTGTGATGAGATCTGTGCGGCTTTGCGAAGCAATGGGACGCTGGCCACGGCCGGAGAGTTTTATTCAACCTGCGTGGCTAAGTGCGCGGAGGCCAGGAGCCAGAAGTGCACGGCTTGCACCCTGACAGGCCCTAGCATCCTCAACCCTGGGGAAACTGGTGTTTGGGTGGACGGCAAGGGTAACAGCGGCGAGGCGTCCGGAGATCTTGCAAAAGTCAGCCGGGACTTCGAAACGGGCTACACCATGCGGATGCCAACAGGTGGCCAGGGGCCATTTACGGTGAGGGTTTGCTATGGAGAGGAAGATTCGGACTGTTGCGAGGCAGAGGTGGATTTTCCACCCTGCACACTGAACGGCCCAACCGAGTTGGAACCGGGCGTCGAGGGCACCTATGTGCCAAGCCTCGGTATGACAGGGGCCTCCGTTGTTTGCACCGGTGGCATGGAGTTTGTCCGCAATTTGCCATACGATGTTGGATTTGTGGCTAAAATGAAAGACGGTGAGTGTAACGGCGGGACTGTGACCGTGAGTTACGGAGGCCGAGTGTGTGGGTCTTTGACTGTTGATTCGACTCTCAAATCGTTCGTTGGCGTGGTGACCGGCCCTTCATGGCTTGATCCCGGGGAAATGGCGTATTACGCACACAACCTCGGTCCGGATGCGGATTACACAGGATCTCTAGTAATGGGTATGGCAGATGATGGCGGAGCCGTGCTCGTTATGCCGTCAGACGCTACCTATGGAGCTATTTATACAGCTGCATGGGACGGCGGTTTGTGTGGGAAGTCCGCGAGTATGAATGTAGAGTCTGTGGATATGGATAACTGCCCGCTGCTAGGTTACGGCTGCGGTAGTGCATCCTCTGGCCAAATTGTTGGTCCGAACGCCGGTTATGCCCCAGGCACTGGGCAACCGTGTTATATTGTTGGAGAGGCTCGATCATTCTCCCCGAAATTGACTACTAATACATACGGATGCAACGGCCCATTTTGGCGTGTCACTTCGGCAGCAGGTGGTTCAATCGTAGAAAATTATGAACAGGATTACTATTATGGTGGTGATCCAATAATTGGCCAGTTTAAGCTAGCAAGTGTATACAGAGCGGTACCTTATTATGATGCGTAATAGAGATATAGCAAGACTATCTTTAATATCATCTACAGATGATAGTATATTGTCAGACTCAGTACACGAATATATAATTAGCCGTGGATATGAGGTTGTTGATGCCGAGACAGGATCTATAGCAATTAACAACGGAGATATGGCACGACCCGTCTATTGGGTAAAGGGTAAATCGTACGCGTTACCCACGGGCGTCCATCTAGCCATGGTTACGCAGCAAATTAAAACTGCGATTACTAACGCACCAAAAGAGCATAATCCGAAAATGTGCACTGCGGTAATAGATGGCCAATTATGCGGCGGAACAATGGTACGATTAGCCGTATGTCCTAGGTGTGCTCTGGGCAGAATGGGAGTGGCCGCAACCCTAACGTGTGACGTATGCGGAGCCGTAACCGCAGAGATGAGGACGAAATGATTAGAGGCCACCGCATTGCTGTGACCGCCCAGGATGACGCAAGTTTAATCGCAGGCTGGAATGTTGCTCCGAATGTATTCTACGCCCTGCACCTGCTCCCAGGAGCGGTATCGTGCGGGGTGCTGCTCTATGACGAAACTGGTGTTTTGGTCGCATCTGGCGCGGCCCTGGTTGGTACAGACCAACCATGCGTCCTGCTCCCCCAGACGGGGCAGGTAGTTGATATGGTGGATACGGATCTAGGCTGGCATCTACTTTTAACCACCACTGGTACAGAGAGCCAGCGGACCATCCGGCTTGGCCCTGCCGTTGATCTACCGGATGAAATCCACCCGGTTTATGGTAATGATGATCTCGCCCTTGTCCGTGCGACGGAGGCAATTGACGCGGCTGCACATTATATCGACGACATAACCGTGTCCTGTCCGCTCGGACTTGGTGCTGGCCTTGGTGATATCCCGAGTGTACCCGTAGATGGTGCATCGGTGGTCGGACAGGCCGAGTCGATCACATGGACAGCGACTCCAGACGGGACAACGGAGCAGGCCGTAATCCGGCGGCATGTAGCGATTGCCCCCGAGGCGTTTGCGGAACCCGTGCCTCCAACTGTTGCAGATGATGCAGGGGTGGCCACACACTTGACCGGGACCTCTGGCAATGTGCTGACCAACGACGATGATGGCCTGACCGTCACGGCTGTCAACGGACTATCCGGCAATGTCGGGGTCACCGTGGATGGTGACAATGGTGGATCATTTACGATTAATATAAATGGATCGTGGGCGTTTGATCCCGGTGGCGATTTTGATCTTTTGACAGGCTCCGAGACTGCCAACACCTCCGTCACCTACCATGCCAGCGATGGCATTTCGGAGGCTATGGCATCGCTAACTGTCACCATATCCCACGCCAACGCCGCACCGGTAGCCGTTGACGACACTGGCGAGACTACCACCAACGCGACGACATCAGGCAATGTCTTGACAAACGACACAGACGCAGATTCCGACAGTCTGGCCATCTCGCAGGTAGCTGGAAGCTCTGCTAATGTGGGTGTAGCTGTTACCGGGTCGGACGGTGGACTGTTTACGATTAGTAGCGACGGGGCATGGTTGTTTGACCCAGCTGCGGATTTTGATTCCTTGGAAGAAGAACAGACCGCAACGTCGAGCGTCGAGTATCAGGTATCTGACGGCCTCGGAGGGTACGACAATGGACTTTTGACAGTTACGGTACGGGTAGCGCCAGCAGCATCGATCGAATTGGTTGCAGAGGCTTCTGCAAACACAACATCTGCTGGTGGTTATTCGTTCACATTTTCGTTGCCCGCTGAAACCCAGCCTGGGGACGTTGTTGTTATCGCTGGGGCTTTTGCATCGGCGCAAGCTGGTCCAGGCGCATCCGGGTGGGCAACAGCAGCTGCCCCATACGCTTCCGACTCCTACCCGGTGGGCATGCGCGTTATATATAGGGTCATGCCAGATCCTATCCCATCAAACGTGACTGTCAATTGTCCAACAACTGGTGTTGTTATTACTACTAAAGTCTTTCGCGGTGTGGATAATTCAAACCCGCTTGATGTCTCTGCTGTTTCAAGCACTGGCGCAAATTCGAGGAATGTCACTAATCCGGATCTAACGACTGTTACAGACGGGGCTGTTGTGATAATTGCTGGGGCTGTTGGAGCATCTGGAGAGCTGCCGGGTATGACCCCTCCAACCCCATATGATGGTACTATAGTAAGCACTCAAGCTAAAATCACTGTGGCAATGGCGACCACATTAGCAAGTTCCGCCGGGCTAGTTTCTGGTGGCCTATGGACTGGTATTGGATCAAGCGCAACCAGTTGTTGGGCCGCAACCACCCTTGCCCTTCGACCCGCATAGGAGTTATACATGCCACTCACCCCCTCAGACATCTTACCCCGCCGCCAAGTCCCCGAGATCGCCACCGGTCCCGTTGTTGCTGTCGGCGTCGGCTCGGTGTCGGTGCGCATCAGGCCAGACCTGAAAATAATTGTTTCGACAGATCAGACGTATGCAATCGGGCAGATGGTCAGTGTGGCGCTTCCAGGCGGGAGTGTGGCGAGTCCCCAGATTATCGGCGGTGCGGCGGGGAGTGCGCCACGGATCAGATATGTGGCGGTGTGATCAGCGGATCTTTTCGAAGGTGAATTCCCAATTCCCAGTGCTCGAATGGATTTCAAACCATACCTCGTCATCCTTTGGGAGCACGGCAGTGGTCTGCGTGTCCGCCTTGCCAATCCGGTTGACGAGCAGATCACTCAGTCCCCGCCTGGTGTGCATCCAGATCGCAAAGTGACCCTTGGCCTTGTACTCATATTCGAGGCGATATGTCCCGGCTCTGTACCCAAATTTCTTGGTCATCTCCTCGGCACCTCGCCCTGAATAGAACCCGCGTGTTCTGCGCCACTCGATGCCATTCAGGTCGAAATTGTCCTCTGGCTCAACCTGGCGAGTCTGGCCAATCGAGTATGTAGGGGATGGTTGCTCGATGACTTCAACAAGGGGCTTGGGCGCATTCGGATCATCCGCAGACGACACAATTGGGTCTTTCTGCCCTGGCGCGTACATCTTCCAGCCAGCGTTGGCGCTGGTTGAGGCAAGGATCAAAGCGAGGAGGATGATTTTTCTCATTTTCTACTCCTTAGCGGATACCCGCAGACGCAACATGTATCCGCAGATGGATTTTGATGCGCCATACACCTAGGGCAGACTGTCGGTTGCTTTTGAGTTTTCCAGACACAAATCCCGGCGCAGGACGTCAATGCTAGCGCGATAAAGGCCACGATCAAATTCACTGCCGTCTCCCATTATTTTTCGCGCGCCTAGCATGGATTCCTGGCCCGGTCAGCAAGAAATATTGTCAGACAGCGCTCTTGTGGATGAATGGTGATCAAGGAGTGTTAGACAGGGGGTTCAACGCCCGGAATTATCGTGTGATTTTTAGGCTGAAATTTGGAAGGATTTGAGTTCAGACCGGTGGGCAGTTTTTCACGATAAATGAGAAAACAGACGGGAGCGCGAATTCTCATTTATCGTGACATAAATTCTCATTTATCGTGCGCGCTCACAACAGCATC